CACGTAGCCAATGGAATGAAATAATCGCATTTGCACCGCCAGAGGTGTATTTGAAGAAGCTGCAAGACGTACAGGATTACAAAGCAACAGACGGCAGATTCACAACCAGGGGAGGGCGGAGATGAAGCCGTTACAAATAACGCTTGTCGGGAGGATGGTTACAATCAAAAGCGATGAAATTTCCTTTGCACACCTTACTAACCTGTATCAAAATGGGGCTGCGGGCGTTGGTATTCAGGTTGTAGACGGTATCAATGAAGAAGCGGCTTCAGTAATGTGTACTAGAATATGCAAAGCAGTGATTGAATATTCTGACAACCAACGGAGCGACTAATGGACACCTTCACAGAAGCCTGCAAGACAGTATACGACATTATTCTACACATCATCCACTGCGGGATGAGGTATTGGTAACCAGGAGCACCAAATGTTAACAACAACGCTAAATGAAATACGTAAATATTCACCGTGCAAGTCAGGTTTGCTGAAACTAACCGAGGCTCTTGGTGAAAACTTTGATCCTGATTCCAAGATTGACCTTCTGCGTATCCTTGAAACTAATGGCCTTGATGATGCCCTCTGGGCTTTGCGAGCAGTGGTTGAAACAGAAGATCGAGACAGAATAGCTCGCTTATTTGCTTGCGATTGTGCAGAAAAAGGGCTTGAATTGGTCGATAACCCCGACCCGCGCAGCCTGAATGCAGTTGAAATATCTAGGCAATATGCTCTTGGCCGCGCAACTGATAAAGAACTGACTGCTGCTAGGGCTGCTGCTTGGGCTGCTTGGGCTGCTGGGGCTGCTGCTAGGGCTGCTGCTAGGGCTGCTTGGGCTGCTAGGGATGCTGCTAGGGCTGCTTGGGCTGCTAGGGATGCTGGGGCTGCTGGGGCATGGCAGGAAGAGCGGTTTATTCAATATTTGCGAGATGCGTAACTGGTGAGGTGAGAGATGCTTGGAATAAAGCTTGCGAACAGGGCTTATCATAAAGCGTGGTCTGGAGAAAAGCTCTCAAGGCGTGAAAAAGTGTTCATTCTTGGCAGAGTTGTAAACAAAACAAAACTGCGTAAACAGATAGGCCGGGTAACAATTGACAAAGACAACAACTTGTCTGAAGTCTTTTGCCCCAAATGTGGCTGTTATGCCACTGACTTCATCGACATGGGCGTTGAATACCCTGAAGTTTGGACAAAGGTTTACTGCTCCCGATGTAGAAAATATCTGGGAGGCCAAGATAACAGTAGGCCGTACCACGTGCTTGAAGATATGATCCCAGAACAGGAGGCCGCCCCTGCCGAGTGATTATTGTAAGCACCATAAACCCAAGCAGCTACCGTATCTACAGGACCATGACTGGATGCAAAAGATGCACAATCTTGGCTATAGGCAAAAGCAATGCCCTGACTGTAAGAGGTGGCTGTTCAAGTGTGAAGAGGGGGAAAAGAACCATGCCGAGTGACATAAACAAGCAGAGAGAACTGATTGACGAGTGGACAGGGTTTGCAAAAGTGCATCTCGACCGAGGCCAAAAGCGTGTAGCTGACGCTTATCTGGAATGCGCCCACTCCCTGCTCGCCATGCTGGAGGAGGGCTGTGATAGCTGCAAGCACAGAGAAGGCGACTGCAACTACCCATGTTACGATCAGGAATACGATGCCCCAAGATGTAAGCATATAGCCGAGAGTTTCTACGAACCACGAAAGGATCAGGCCGATGAGTAAGCAGGAATTGAAGCTGAACCCCGCACGATTCGGGAAGAGCATTCATCAAATCCAAGAGTTTATCAGGCGGGTAAAATCAGGCCAAGACACCATCCTTGTCGGCATGGGTTATGTCGTATGCACAGAGGAAAAGTGGAACACCCGCCCCGAGCCGGAGTGCGAGTGGGTGAGCGTGGAGGATCGGTTGCCAGACAAGCCAAATAAAGCGGAATACGAGTATGTTGACTGCTGGATTTTCTACAAGGGGCAAATAATGAGAATACCGTGGAATTGCGAGGAGCGGTGTTGGGACGATGCAGATTATGACGATCATTTCTGCGCTGCCAAAGTTCCGACACATTGGATGTTAGCACCACTACCAGCCCCGCCAGAAACGGAGGTGAAGGGATGAAACACAGGATAACCGCTGACACATTTGAGGGGTTTACTCGAAATCTAACCGCTCTTCGAGATGAACTTGCACTAATTGGAAGAGTCTTCGATGTGGTGAAAATTAAAATGACCACATTTAACGGCGACTGTGACGGATATAAGCGCAGATATAAAGCCAAAATTTGGGATGTGCGACTAGTTATTCAGGAGGCCCCAGATGGACAAGCGTGAGAAGCTGGCAAGGGAGCTGTGTGAGCTAGTTCTTGCACTCCCGCTACGTGGCAGAGAGCCTAACGAAGAGTGGATACTAGCCCAAGCACTGCTCGCAGAACTGGACAGGAAGGAGGAGCCACCTACCGAGCTTTCCGATGATAGGTGAAAGGAGTTCCGACAGCTGCCCGGCTCCTTTAATCACATGGTCAGAGCGATATATAAGGCAGGTCAAATGTCCAGTATATTTGCAAAAACACTGGACAAAGCCCCACAATTCGCACCCGAAGACGATACTATGGTAAGCATACTCCTCGCAGCCGGCGAGGATGCCGGGATAACCGAGGAGCTGGGATATATGCGGCAATCTGTTCACAAGGAAACCAAGCTATGCCGCAAAGAGTACATATTGTTCAAAGCCGTGTATGGCTGAAGGCTATAAAACTAGGATGTTGGGCGATGGCAATCCAAACAGGCGTTTGGCAAAGAAGAAATGTCCTGTATGCGGGGCCATGTTTGCACCACTTTCGCATCTTACCGTACATTGTTCTAGCGACTGTGCTTTCAAAAACCCCAAACGAGCGATAACAGCAAGGAAAAACGGCATGAAAAGCAACCGCCCCTGCCGCCGGGATTTGAATCAGAACGCAATAGTCGATGCTTTCCGAAAACTGGGCGCGGGCGTGATAGACTTGTCGCAACAGGGCGGAGGATGTCCCGATTTAATAGTAAGTCATGGCGGGGAGACATATCTTGTAGAAGTAAAAAACCCTGAAACATACTACGGAAGGAGCGGATTGAGCAAGTCGCAGATCGCATGGGCGTCAGAATGGCGGGGCGGCCCTGTGTATATTGTTTACACCATTGAGGATGCTTTGGCTATTGTGGAGCGCAGGACAGAAGATATTAAGAGCTTCGGCGGTGGGTCCACATGCAGATGTGTCGAAGATTGCAAATGGATAATTGACGAATTGACCGATAAACCAACCAACAACTAACCAGTAAAGGAGTTCCTGCTTAGTTTCTATTTGAGTTAAAATCTAGCCTCGCTTAGTGGATAAAGCGGGGCTTTTTTATATCATATTGATAACTACAAATATGTTTAATTTACCAACAGCGGGAACTTATTAGAACTATACAGCAGTAGTTTATTCAAAATATATAAGCAATCTAATATCAAAGACTGTATAAACAAGACCATAGCTTATGGAGTATGTGGATGAGTGCCAATAAAGACAGTAAAGGCCGATTTATTAAAGGGCATTCCACCAATATTGGCCGAGTCAAAAACAACTTCCCTATCACAAATATTCTACGCACTTTGGGCGAGCAAGAACAGCTTACAGACAAAGGGCTGATCAAGCGCAGAATCGAGCTGTTGATGGAGAAAGTCTATTCTATCGCTGAAAACGATGATACTGAAGACAATATGCGTAAATGGGCAGTAGAGTTCATAGCTGCCCGCACCGAGGGCAAGGTCGCTGAAATTGCTATGCCAAACGAAGACGCTAAGAAGATCATTAAAGTGCTGGAGTTCGATGCAGTTACTGACATTCCCGGAACGCCGCGAGATTCTAACGCACCCAGCGAGGTTTAAGCAATTAATCTCAGGCAGGCGCTACTCAAAGTCTGTTACTGGATGGATGTGGACTATTAAAGACGGCATCGAAGAAGATGAGAATTATGGTATCTTCTGCCCTTACTTAAAGCAGGCTAAAAAGAATATTTGGCCGCTTATGCAAGACTTGGCGCGTCAATTAGGACTAAGACCTAACAAGTCAGAGCTGAGCTTGACATTCGATAATAACGGTAATATTCAGCTGTTCGGTACTGATAACCCTGATTCGATACCAGGCTCAGGGCTTAAGAAAGCATGGTGTGATGAGTTCAGCCTTTGGAAAGACCAATCAGTGTTCGATAGGATTATCAGGCCTATGTTAACGCAGTCTGAAGGTCCGGCATTGTTTACTACATCGCCCCGCGGCTATGACAAATCCTATGACCAGTATGTCAAAGGCCAAGACCCAACTGAATCTGATTGGATGAGCTGGCTGTTCAAGACTAAAGATTCACCGTTTGTTAATCCTGCTGAGGTTGAGGCTGCCAAGAGAGACATGGACCCAGTCTTATACGCGCAAGAGTACGAGGCATCTTTCGAGACAGGCGGCAACAGGGCTGCATATATGTTCGATAGAAATATTCATGTTAAAGAGCATAGCGATTTATCATCTAATCAGTTTATCGGTCTCGATTTTAACGTTGAGCCAATGGTCGCGGAGATAGGCTGTATATATCCTGATGGTTCAGTTCACTTCTTTGATGAAGTAGTCATACATAATAATGCATATACGTCTTTGATGGTTGAAAAGCTTAGAGAGAAGTATCCGCATATTAACGACATCTACCCAGATCCAACAGGCAAAGCGCGTTCGGTTAATGCGCCTCGGTCAAATCATGCTATCTTGCAGGAAGCCGGATATAATCTTCAAGCCAGGTTAAAACCGCCTGACCAGGTGGATAGATTAGCCGCGTTTAATCGTATGCTCTGCGATGGTTCAGGTAAGATCAGATTGACAATGAGCGCAAAATGCAAGATGTTGATTAGGGATTGCGAAAAGGCCAAGCGCCTATCTGATGGCAGGATTGATAAAGGCTTCCATGATCCTCACGCAATGGACGCGGGAACATATATCATCGAAAAGCTGTTTCCAGTATCAAGTAGAAATGTGTTAAGCGCAGCAAGGGTAGCATAATGGATAAATTGATTGTTCCTGCCAGTAAAGGCTTTTCAAAAGAAGCTATTGCAGTGATGTTCGCCAATCATTCAAGTGCGGGCTTTTCTTTTCAGCGGCAAGAGGCGGTGGTTGCTATCATGCAGGCTTATGTTGGGCAGTATGATTACCTGATAAGAGAAACCGCTAAACACTTTAGCAAATTCATTCAAACACAAGTACCGATGACGGCGCAAAAGATATTCAGAAAGATTATCGACAGCCGCTATAAGTCTTATTCAACGCCTGCGACCAGGACAGGCGAAGAATCGTATCTAGAGAGGCTGCTTACTCTAGATTCTGAAATGCTTAACCTAGATCATCTACGCGGGGCATTAGGTACAGTTGGATTCTTGCGTGACTATAACGAACAGACAGGGCAGCTAACAGGCTATCCAGTTGTATGGTTTATAGATGTTTATTTCGAAGGCGATCCAGATCCGCGCGGCGTTATCTATCCGATGGCTAATGTATCTGGAAAGAAAGCAGACCAGATCTATGTGGTATGGACAGATACAGAACATTTCATGTTAACGGCTTCAGGTAATATCGTAGCCTTACACGATAACCCTGATATGGTTAACCCATACGGCGTAATCCCTGTTCTGTTTGCACATAATGGCCCGCCTTCGATAGTAGGTGAATTCAGACGCGAGCCCGCAGCTGACCTTGCTAACGCTCAGATGATGTACAACGTTTACAATACTCAGCTTTCCGTTATAGATATGTACCAATCAGGTTCTCAGATGTATATGACAGGAACTGATCCGCCATCTAAGGAAATGTTCACAGGGCCTGATGAAATCTTATACCTACCTGAACCAGGCGGCAAGGTTGGATTCGCAACTCCAGGCGGCAAGCCGGAGGCCTTAATCGATTCTATGCGATGGGTAGTAGAGACAGCGGCGCAGAACTACAATCTAAAAATCAAATGGGGCGAGGCTTCAAGCGGCGCAACATCGGGCGAACATCAGCGTATCTTAGAGGTTGAGCTAACGTCTGCCATTGAAGGCGATCAGAACGCCTGGCGGCAGTTTGAATCGGAGCGCTTTGAGGTTGATTCGGCTATACTGGCCGCGCATGGTATCCAGGCGGGCAATGTTGAAGATTACGCGGTTGATTTTGCGTCAGCACATATTCCGCTTTCCTGGCCGGAACAGCAGGCGCAATACGATTACAAGAAATCAATTAATCTATATACCGATGTTGATATAGCAATGGATTTGAACCCTGACCTAACCAGAGAGCAGGCAAAAGAATTAATCGAAATAAACAAAGCAATCAATCAACCGACAGCGGCAACGGCGGGGCTAAGTCTGGCCGAAAGACTCGCCGCTCCCGCGAGCTAAAGCTGTTGGAGTTTTTCGAGAAAGACGATACGTTTATCAAGGTGATTAGGCCGAACAGTGGCAAATATTCAACCAACTATTGAGCAAGCTGCCGAGGCATACGGCAAAGCATTAGACAAGGTTAAAACGGAATTAGCCTCCTTAGTTGATGGTATGTCTTCGCAGGGTTTGACTCGCGGAGAAATGGCTGCTCGTCTATTTGAGGTTGATTTTGTTGAATTGCTGGGCAAGGAATACGGCTTAGATGCTGCAACAGGGCAGCTCGCTTTAGCACATGGCTTAGTGGTTGACAAAATGACTAAGTTCGGCAAGATAACGCCTGAAATGTTAGAAGGATTGGTTAACCTTGACCAGGCAACCTTGATAAAACGTACTGAGCTAATTGCTACTCAAGCGCAGAAAGTTGTATTGCAGAATGTAATGCAAGGCACGCAAGGCGCTGTTAAGCTTGGCGATGTAATCAAGTCTGCGCTAGATGCTGATATCAGTACAGCGGCGGTTAAGACTGAAGTCAATACGATTCTGAACACCTTTTCTCGATCCGTTAATAACGAAATGTCGGCAACAGCGCCAAAGGGTACTAAATACGTTTACGAGGGGCCAGTAGATGAAAAGACCCGCGATATCTGCCTTGAAATGGCAGCAGCGGGCGAGTTAACCAGAGATGAAATAGCCTCTGATTATCCAGGTACTTTCTTGGATGGTGGCGGCTTTAACTGTCGGCATCAATGGACTGAAACAGACGCGGCATTTTTTACCGATAAGGAAAAAGCTGCCGAGTTATCTATTGGCAAGGCGAAGGCTAAAACACCTTTGGAGAAGTCTCTTGAACCTAAGTAAAACAATTCCAGACGATCCGAAATGGTGGCGCAAGGCTGCGAATACTGTTGTTAAGCAGATTAAGAAGCGCACTGCCGATGGTAAAGACTATCAAGACAGGGTATTTAAGGCCTATAAGAAAGCCTATGCGGATCGCAAAGCGGCTGGTAAGCTACCTAGACAGGCTACAGCATTCGCCTCGCGGAAGCCTAACCTGATAGTATCAACTGACATGATAGGCGATTTAAAACTGATCGGTTATACAGGTCATCAATTTATCATCGGCTGGGCGGCGTTTGGTTCGCGGGTAAAGTTCAATGAAGATAACGGTCGTGCAATCATTGGCCCTGATGGTGAGCCTATCGGGAACAGATTAATGAGTGCGCTA